AAGTGATCGGTGGATCCGACTCGATCTATTGCGCGTTTCAATACTACGTCGATCCGTCCGATTGGGATCCGGGTAGCGATGCGGAGGTCTATTCGGCGCTCGGTGGTCTGGTGATTCTCAAGCTCACCGAGTCGAACGGTATTCTGGTCGGCGATCTCACCATGTTCTCTGAAACGAAGTCGGCGCCGATCATCATCACGAATGGCTGGCATCAGATCAAGGTCCAGGCACGCCGATATGGCGAGTCGTGGGTGGAGGTGATTCCTCCCGACTCGACGCATCAGCAGGGCGTGCGGTGGTTCTACACCAAGGATGCAGGACCGGGATACAGCCAGGTGCTTGGTTGCGCTGTCGGTGAATCGAATACTCCATCAACCGTGGTCAACTCCACTGTCTACTTCGACAACATCGAGATATGGGACACATACCCTGGGCCGACCGATCAGTCGCAGAGTACAGGAGGGACGAGCGATGGCGACCCTGCATGTCAGTGACGGGTTCGAGACCGGAGCGGCGTCGGCGTCATGGACAGTGGTCAATGACGGTGGGGCTGACGGCAGCGTCGTTACCACGAAGCCGTTCGAGGGCAGCTACTCATACCAGATTGTGCTGAACGACAAGACCACGACATCTCCGTCGAAATCGCATGGTGCTTCCGATACATCGTACTCATCGTTCCGCATGTGGCTCGATCCGAGCGACTTCGATGCCGGTAGTGATATCACCATCGCAAGTTCAGCCGGAGGACTGACGATTCTAAAACTCGTTGAATCGGGAGGCGTCCTGAACGGCGTGCTGACCATGTTTTCGACATCACAGACGGCAGTGGCCATCACCGAGACTGGATGGCATCAGTTCAGGGTCATGGCGCATCGTAGCGGCGAGAGCTGGGTGGACATCGTGCCGCCGCGTGGCACGTTCCTGCAAGCCTCCGAACACTGGTTCTACACGAAGAACGCTGGTGCTGGGGCGAGCCAGCTATTCGGAATGTCGTTCGGTGACGCTATCGCCGCGGCGACCATCGTGAACTCGACTGTCTATATCGACGCGATCGAGTTCTGGAGCACGTATCCCGGCAAGGCCAATCTCATCTACCCGGACTACTATCAGGCGCCGCTATCCGTTTCCAGCCAGCGCCGCAGTGTGCTCGGTCCTGGAAGCATCGGGGGACTCTGACATGCCGAAGAAGGTGCATGACCTGGCGAAGAAGCTGATGAAGAAGGGCTACGACGAGGACTCTGCGTGGGCCATCGCCAACTCGAAGAAGGGAAAGAAGAAGGCGAAGAAGGGAAAGAAGTAATGCCGAGTCTGCCACCGTACCATATCAACACCGAGCACATGATGCTCCAGCAGCGATGCACGGAGTCGTTCTTCGAGTTCGTGCAGTATGCGTTCGGCGTCAAGTACAACCCGCGTGGGCGGTGGCTGACCCGTCGTTTCCACGAACCGATCTGCAAGCTCGTTCAGGCGGAGGCGGTGAAATGGTTAGAACGAAGGCGCCGTGGTGAGCAGGGGCGCACCAAGGTCATGCTCGTCATCCCGCGTGGGATGGGCAAGACCGTCACCATCACCAAAGCCTTTCCGATGTGGTGCCAGCTCCACGACCCCGATCTGGCGTGCGTGATCTCGTCGGAGAGCACGGAGAAGAGTCAGGACTTCCTGTCGTCGATCAAGACCATCATGGAGGGAGGCGATCCCTATGCTCGTTTCACTTGGCTCTACGGACGGTGGAAAGACCCAAATCGTATTTGGCGAGATGCCAAGTTTACTCATGCTCTACGTAAGCAGATGTCACTCACAGAACCTTCTTTCAACTCTACCTCGGTGGAGAAGGGCGCTACTGGGTTTCATCCTGACATGCTTGTGGTGGATGATCTCATTAGTCAGGAAAGAATACGAGAGCAGGGAAACTGGATACAGCTTGCAGTTAATCATGTCCACGCCCTCATTCCAGCCCTCAGAACAGACAGCTTCCAGTTGGTTGTGGGAACACCCTACGCGAACAATGATGTGATCTACACGCTGCTCGAAGAGGACGGCATCAAGGAAGCGCACGGCATGAAGCTGCCGACGATCATGCCGCAGCCGTCTCCCGGCGGGCAGTGGATCTTGTACTTCGTGCAGGCCCGCGACAGCAACGGGCACAGCGTCTTGCCGGAGGCGTGGTCGGACGAGGAGCTGGACGACTACGAGAAGAAGCGCCCGATGGACTTCGCGGCGCAGATGATGTGTACGCCGGGCACGGGCGAGCACATGCCGCTCACGCAGGCGCAGGTGGACGAACTATGGATACGACGCGAGGACGTGCCACACAACATCATCCATGTGTTCCTCTGTGACACGGCGTTCAAGACGATGAAGCGGAAGGCGGCGGGGGACGACAGCGTGCTCCAGCACTGGGGCATCGCCCCGTCAGGAGACGTGTACTACCTCGAAGGATACGGAAACAATGAATGGAGAATCGAGGACTTCAGCGACAAGCTCGTGCAGCTCTGCCAGGATGTCAAGCGCAAGGCAGGACGCCTGCGCGCCATCGTCGATGAGCGTCCCCCTGGAGGCAAGGAGGGCGCGTGGGAAGCCTACCTTCGCAATGTCTTTGCCTCTGCCGACATGTATATGCCTCCGCTCATTATGCTCACCCGGCAGCACACTCGTAAGATCGAACGCATCACCGAAGCAGCCGGATACTGGGTGGACGGTCGAGTGCATCTGGTGCGGAACGCGCCTGGCGTCCATAAGCTCGTGAGGCAGATGCTCCAGATCGGCGTCTCCTCGCACGACGACTGGGCGGACGCCGGAGCCGATGTGTTCAACCCGCAGATCTACCGCCCGGCGGTGGCGAACCTGGACGAGACCGGTCCGCCGCTCCCACGCCGACCCTATGACCGCTATCTGCAAACCGGAGTGCTCGATGACGAGGCGGCGATCTACGCCTACGACATGGCCGAACAATCGGAGGTGGACCCGTGGTTTACACAGCAGCAGTGGTCGGATGTGGGCTAGCTGGGTCAGACATGCCGCAGAGTCATGCGGAGGGATACTGCGAGCATCCACGTACGCGGCTCGTGCTGCTGGTCGATACCGACATCGCCGCTGCCGAGCGCGCCGGTGAGAGGATCTGGAAGAATGACTACTCGACTTCCGACGACATCGCCTCGCTTGGTGTCGTATGCCCGGATATCGTCTCCATCTGCACGCCGGAGCATACGCACCTCGCCGTGTTCATCAAGGTCGTTCGCCACTGCTCGCCTCGCGCCGTGTTCGTCGAGAAGCCGCTGGCAACGAGCGCCGATGCGTGCAAGCGGATCGTCGATATCTGCCGTCGCCACAAGATCGTGCTGGCGGTGAACCATGCTCGGGCGTGGGACTCGGACGTGAGACGGTTACGCCCTTCAGTCATAGGATATGGCGGCAAGCCGTGGCGGAACGATGTCCACGCCCACCATCTCGCCCGGATGCTCGGGCCGTGCAGGTTGCCGAGAGTGGAGAAGGTGTCGGAGGAGAGCGGCCTCTGGTTCGATGGGAAGAAAGCCTGGGGCCAGTTACAGAGGAACGCGATGTTCAAGGCCATCACTGACATTCTGCGAGGGATAGAAGAGGGAAAGGAGCCGTGCTGTGGTGGAGCAGACGCTACAAGCGCCGTCATCGCTACGCTTCGAGAGCGCGAAATCGGCTGTGCTGGAAACGCTGGCCACAGGCGTACTCAGCGGCTATCGCGTCTCGAAGCCTGATGGCGGACCGAGGGCGCTCCAGCTTGAGGAAGAGGCTTGTGCCATGTTCGGGGTGCCGTATGCCATAGCGGTCAACTCGGCCACCTCTGGACTGCACTGTGCGCTGGTAGCCGTCGGGGTAGGCCCCGGCGACTACGTGCTGGTGCAGGGTGTGTCGATGAGCGCATCGGCATCGGCTGTGGTGCATGCCGGGGCTACGCCGGTCTTTGTTGACGTGTCGCCTGTTTCCGGCATACCGAGTCCGCAGCAATGGAGGGAGGCGTACGAACTCTGCCAGCTTCTACACGACCGGAAGCCGAAGGCAGCGGTCGTCGTTCACCTCCATGGCCAGGTATCGGATATCGGTGGCATGGCGAGCGAGATACGTGTCGTAGAAGACTGCGCGCAGAGCCCCGGCTGCACCGACCCCGAAGGCAGATTCGCCGGCACACTCGGCGATGTCGGGGTGTTCTCGTTCAATCAGGACAAGGTGATGACCTGCGGCGAGGGCGGTATCTGCGTCACCCGCATCTGGGATTATGCCGAGACGATGAGGCTCATGCGGAACCACGGCGAGAACGAGAGCATGCACATCTGCGGCTACAACTACCGCATGACCGAGTTGTCGGCGGCGGTGGCGAAGGACGAGTTGCAGCACATGCCGAAGCGGCAGGAGAGCCGCATGAAGCATGCGGTCCGGCTGGCGCTCAGGCTGGAGGATTCGGACAGGTTCGTGCCGATGGACCTGATGAACCCGCCCTACTACTTCTTCGCCACCGATACGGTGAAGTCGAAGGCGGCACCGCCGACCGAGTGGAAGCGCGGCTATTCCCGTCCGCTCTGCTGCACGCCGTACTTCAAGTACCACTTCAAGCAAAGCTGTCTGGTCGGCGCGCACGAGTTCGATGCCAACCTGCTGCTCACGCGCTGCCCGGAGAATGATGAGCAGGTCGAGGAGAAGGCGAAGGCGTTGATGGAGTGGAGGGAAGATGGCTAAGAGGAAGAGCACGAGGAAGAAGAAGGGTCAGGTGAATCTGAATCTAGGGTGCAACCGCAGGGCATTGAGGGGATTCGTGAATGTGGACATGCACCCGTTCCCCGGAGTGGACGTGGTGCATGACCTGACCAAGATACCGTGGCCGTGGGATGACGACTCGGTGGACTTCATCCGGGTCGTGGATCTGATCGAGCACATGCCGACATGGTTCAAGAACGGCTTCATGAACGAGGCGTGGCGCGTGCTCAAGAAAGACGGGACCGGGAAGATGCAGATTCTCGTGCCACATGGCTTGTTCGCCGGAGCGCACCAGGATCCGACGCACAAGAGCTATTGGGTCGAGAACTCGTTCTGCTACTACGCCGTGTACGAGGATGAAGATGGCAAGCTGAAAAGCCATCCGTGGAGGAGGTTGTACGCGCCGCATGAGATCCAGGCGGCGTTCGAGATTCAGGTCGGCACGAGCGACCCGTCGCCACCGGACCCGAGTCCGGCAGGCAACTACGGCGGCATCGTCTACATCACGGCGGTCTTGACCGCTCGTCCCGACCCGCAAGACTGTGAGAATCCGTATGACAATCACCTCCATACGGGAAGCGATCCCGCAGAATCCGACGAGTGACGAGGCGTTCCTGAACCTCGTCAACTCACGGTACAAGCATTCCGAGAACGCCCACTCGCAGACGCGGGTGAAGGTGAAGCGCTGGTATGACCTGTATCGCGGGCACTTCACCGGCCGCCAGTACCACAAGTGGCGGAACGACGTTCACCTGCCTCTGGTGTTCTCGACCATTCAGGGCGACGTGGCGCGCAAGCAGCAGACCATGTGGAGTAGCTGGCCGTACGTGCATCACTTCGGCTACGGCGCCGAGGACATCATGGGGGCGCGCAAGAACGACCTGCTGATCTCGGCGCAGCTCAAGGATTGCAGCACGTACAAGAAGTGCTACGACATGCTGGTGCAGAGCGACATCTACGGCACCGGCATCACGCTGGCCTCGTGGCGCTTCGACGAGGAGATGCTGGTCCGCCGCGAACAGGGCCGCCTGCCGATCACCCAGCAACTCGTCGAGACGGCTCGCACCGAGCGAGTGGTGACGTTCAACGGGCCGAACTTCGAGGTGATCGACATCCTCGACGCCTTCCCGCAGCCGGGCGTGCATGACGTGGAGGATATGGACTGGTTCATCCACCGCGACTGGCTCGACTACGACGACATCCGGGCGCTGGAAAAGCTCGGGGTGTTCGACAAGGGCTCCTCCTCGACGCTCAGGATGCAGCACGAGATCTCGTCCATGCGCGAGTACATGGATGAGAAGTATACGTGGCGCACCGATCCGAGCGGCGTGCAGGACGGTCCGACGACGGAAAAGTTCGCCCGGCCGGTCGAGATCTGGCATATGTGGGGGAGGGTGCCGAGCGAGTTCGTGCCCGATGACGGAGGCACCATGCGGGTGGTGACGGTGGCCAACGGAAGGCTCGTCCTCCGCAACGAGCCGATGCCGCACGCCTACGGGCGCATCCCGATCGACCACTACTCGCCGCTCCGCGACCCGCACTACTTCTTCGGGCCGGGCAAGGCCGAGATCGCCGAGAAGATGCAGGTAGCGGCCAACCGGCTGGCCTGCCAGAAGCTCGACGCGCTCGACCTGTTCGTGGACCCGATGTGGTACGGGAACCGCCACGCTGGGATCGACACCCGCCGGATGTATACCCGTCCGGGCGGCGTGATCTTCGGCGACCTGCCTCCGGGCGAGGCGATCCAGGCGCTCATCCCCGATCTCGGCGGGCTCCAGAACGCCTATCAGGAAGTGCAGGATCTCTGGCGCTGGATCCAGCAGGCGAGCGGCATCACCGACCCGGCGCTCGGCATGCCGGGGCCTGACCGCGAGACGGCGACCGCCTACAAGGGGCGCGAGCAGGGTATGAGCGTGCGGCTGCTCCTCGAAGCGAGGATGTGCGAGGAGGAGTGGCTGGAGCCCCTGTGCCGGAAGTTCAGGGCGATGAACCGCCAGTGGCTCCCGATCGGCCAGGAAATCAAGATGCTCGGCTCGTCCGCGGTGACGGACATCGTGACCGGGGAGCCGATCCCGCCGGAAGAGATGACCATGTCCGCCGAGGATCTGTACCGGGACTACGACGTGCGGGCGATGGGCTCGACGCAGGCGGTGAGCAAGTTCGAGCGCAAGCAGGACATGGCGGCGTTGTTCTCGATGATCGGCAGCCACCCGGCCGGGATGGGGCTGGTCAACTGGCTGGCCATGTTCAGAGAGATGTTCCTCGCCTACGACATGCGGAACGTGGATGAGCTGCTCCAGCCTCCGGTCACGCAGCAGTCGATGATCCAGATGGGTCAGATGGCGGCCGGCGGGGCGAGTGGCGGAATCCCGAGCCAGGGAGCCGGGCAGCCGACCGGCGACATGGTGAGCGGACTGATCGGCAACCTGGGGGAGAGCAGTGGAGCGTGAGCAGCGTATCTCGTATCTGCGTAGTCTCTTAGCCAGTCCGATCTGGACCGAGATCATCTATCCGGACTACGAGTCGCGTTTCATGTCGCTGTGCAAACAGGCGATCATCGGTCGTAGAACGCTACCGGAGGCGGAGTTACGCGGATTGCTTGAGGCGGCGGCTGAAGCTGACACCATCTTGAACCGCTACAAGAACGAGATTCAGGATTTCGACTTGACAGAACGTGAAAAGGCGGTTGTAAGGGAGCAAGAGGAACGTGAGGCGCAAGAGGGGGAGATGCAGGCGAAGCTCGGCTTCCGCTCCCCGTACGTAGGACCAGCACCGGCGATCACGTCGCCTGTCGTAGACGAGGAAGGCTATGAGTGAGGGTCAGATGTTCGAGTTCGATGAGGACGAAGAGGTAACACCTCCTGATGAGGAAGAGGCAGCCGAGCCTGAAGAGGCCGAACCTCCTCATGTCGAGGAGCAGGTCGATTGGAGGGCTCGGTACCGGGAATCGTCGCAGGAAGCGCAGAGATTGCACGCTGATTTGCAGCGAGAGCGGGAGTCGGCGAGGCAGGCCGCCGAGCGGGAGCGACAGGCTCTTCAGGCGATGGCCTACCGACCGCAGGATCCGCAGCAGACCGATCGCCACCGCGAGAAGCTGGCCGAGACGGGGATCGACCCCGACACGATCGCCAGCTTCGTCGAGCAACGGGCTCAGCAGATCGTGGAGCGCAAGCTCGCCGAGACGCTGACACCGTTCGTGCAGAGCGCACAGGCGAGCATGCGAGCGGATCTGGAGATGCCCGAGTTCGCTGCGAACAAGAACGAGATCTTTCGCTTTCTGCAAGAGAACCCCGATGCCCAGCAACGTTATCAGACGGCGTGGAATGCCGATCCGACCATTGCCGCCCGGCTTGCGACCCTTGAATGGAAGCAGGTACAGGCGGCGAGGCAGGAGCAGGAGATGCTGATGAACTCCCAGGAACACGAAGGCCGCAAGGCCCGTGAGAGGGCGCACGCTCAGCCGATCCGCTCCAAGTCGGGCCGGGAGGCCACGAAGGTAACGGCTGAACAGAGCCAGTTGGCGAAAGAGAAAGCGGCGTGGGAACGCTGGCAACAGACCGGCGATGAGAACGCGCTCGCTGCTTACCGAAATCTCCGGCTCAAGAGTGAGTTGGACGATGTGCTCGGTGAGGAGTAGCCGCTGGCGCTAGGGGGTGAGCTACCTTGGCTGGTACTCCAAGTACCTTCCTGATGGGGTTTGCGCCTGGTAGCGCGAACCGCGAGGATCTCCTCGACTTCATCACGAACGTTGACCCGTGGGAAACACCGTGTTTCTCCTCGATGCCGAAGGTGCGTTGCGATCATGTGACGCACGAATGGTTGACCGACACGCTAGAGGCGGCGGCGACCGGCGGCGGCACCGAAGGCGGGGACTTCTCCGGTGCCACGGTTGACAACCGCGCCCGGGCGCAGAACGTGACCCAGATCTTCCGCAAGGACATCAAGGTAACGAACACGCAGCGGGCGGTGAATCCGGCTGGCATCCGCGACGAGTATGCCTACCAGATCCAGAAGGCGACCAAAGAGCTGGTCCGTAACGTGGAGACCGAGCTTTTTGCCGTGTCTGGTGTGTGCGCGCAGGGCACGACTGGCGGCGCTCGATTGATGAAGGGCCTGGCCGACTTCTACATCACCGGCACGTACTCCGGTGCCGGCACGACCTGCTATGCGGGTGTGCTGAACGCCGGATCCGCTGGCGGCACGGGCGCTGCTGACGCCTACCTGCCGTGGTCGATGGCCGGAGCGACCGGAACATGCGCCACGGTGATGACCGAGGATCGCCTGAACGGCATCCTGTCGATCATCTTCAACAACGGCGGTAACCCGGACAAGGCGTTCGTCCACGCAGGCACGAAGCGCCAGATCTCCGGGTTCAGCGGACAGGGAGCCAGCCGCCGGAATATCGCCATGACCGAGAAGAAGCTCGTGGCATCTATTGATGTCTACGACTCCGACTTCGGACTGGTGCAGATCATCCTCGATCGTTGGGTGCCGAAGGGCAACACGTCTTCCAGCAACCACACCGCGTTGACTGGTCAGGCGTTCTTCCTTGAGGGTGGCATGAACCGTATCGCCTTCCTGCGTCCGTTCAAGCACCAGAAGCTCGCGGCCATCGGTGACGCGACCCGCGGCATGGTGCTCGGCGAGCTGACGCTGGAAGTGTTGTCGCCGAAGACCGGGTGGCGCGTCATGGGATGCCATAGCGGCACCTTGTAGTAGGGGGTGATCTCTTGGCAGAGAAGACGCAAGCCCCCAAGACGACTTCTGCCCTTGAGCAGCGGGTGGCAGATCTGGAGGCTCTGGTCGCCGATCTGCTCGCCCGCCTCAAGAAGCAGGGAATCTAGGAGGGCGACATGGCCTCGAACAAAGCGGGTGGTAGGGTGCCGAACGATCGCCCGGAGAACTACGTGTTCGATGGGTGCTACAAGGTTCTGAACCTGTTCAATATCGGCATCGATCCCGGCTATGACGCCGAGAATCTGAGCGTCAAGCCGGATCACGTTACTGATCCTCCCGCTGAAACCATCACGATCCCGAAAGACCCTCGGGCGAAACGGAGGTGATCTGACATGGCCCAAGGACCGATGAAGACCAAGACTGCCCAGGAACTCGGGCAGGAAGTGTCCGCGACAGTCAAGGATCAGGGGTCAATGACCTCCAAGGGTGCGCGCCCGAAGGGGAAGTCGAGCTGCTGATGTATATCTGCGGGACTCGAACAATCATCGACGACTGCATGGAACCGGAGGTGCTGACGGAGCGTGTGCCCCGCCTCCGGTTCCAGTTCGACGCCATCCAGGATCTCAGGAAGCAGATCGAGGAAGCGAGCACGACCATCACGCACGCTCATTCGCAGGCGTACGGCATGTCCAATGGCGGTACGTTCATGCGAGTGGCCTGCATCCCGCAGAGCGTGTGGGCGGCTATGAAACAGGTAGACCAGAACCTCTTCAAAGACAAGAAGCGGTTCTATCGGTGGCTGAATCGTCACCCGGAGTACCGGGTGGGGAAGCAGGTCACGCGCTAGGAAGATCATGTCAGGAATCATCGACGTGCGCCCGTTGGGTGCGCCTTCCCGCCTACGCCTCTACTCCGCTGTCAACCTCGTCTCGTTCGCCTGCACCTACTACCGCATCGAGGTGCCATTCCGCACAGCCAGAGATCTCGGTGAGGCCGACTACCTCATCGAAGAGATGGCCTCGGCTGAAGCCGACGAGTTCATGGATACCTCCGATATCCATCTTATGTGGATGCTGATAGGTGACAAGATCAAGGCAGTGCTTGAATCCAGGAAGAATGAGAAGCCCGTATTCGATCGAACGCTCAAGCGGTGGCGTAACCCGACCAAATTCGTATTCGATTCTGACGATGATGCCGAGTACGTCGATCCGTTCAACCCACGTTTTCAGTCGTTGGGTACGATCGGTACGGACGACAAGACCAAGCTGAAACCGGGTGACAACATATCCATCAAGATCGACGAGAATGTCCACCCGGTATGGCGTGATGGATACGAGGGGCCTTTCGGCGGCACATTCGACATTCAGGACAATCTGAACCGGATAGAACTGTTCAGTAAGATACCGAGGCTGTCTGCGGGTGTGACCGTATCGACCGAGCCGTTGGCCAGGGTGTACCGCGAGCGATACGGATGCGAGAACGTCTATGTGTTCCCGAACTCCATCCGGTTCGATGACTACCCGAAGATCAATCTCAAGAGAAGCCGCAAGACGGTGACGATTCTATGGCAGGGTGGATGGAGCCACTACCGCGACATTGAGCCACTGGCCGAACCACTCGGTCGCATCTCTCGCAAGTATCCTCATGTACGATTCATCTTCTGGGGATACCACTTCAAGTGGATGGCTAATCAGATCCCAGTGACTCGCTGTGAGTTCATCGGCTGGACGCCGTACGAGGCGTACAAGCTGCGACTTGCCACGATCGACTTCGACATCAACTTGGCCCCGCTTGCCGATCGTGTGTTCAATCATTCAAAGAGCGCGATCAAGTTCTATGAGTCAGCCTCTCTAGACCTGCCGCGCCCCACGCTGGCCGCCAACATCGGCCCGTACAAGGAGATCATCGACGGCGAGACGGGGATGCTCTATGACACGATGGATGAGTTCGAGGAGAAGCTATGCACGTTGATCGAGAACGCCACGCTCCGTAAGACGCTCGGCGAGAACGCGAAGGATTGGATCAAGGAGCATCGTGACGCCTTCATCACCGTGCCGCCGCTTCTGGAGTGGTACAGGAGCTTGGCGCATGGATGACACGTCTACCATCTATCACCCGGACGTGTATGGTTCCACCGCCACGCAAAGCACTCCGCTGTGCGTCGTAGAGATTCTGATGCGTCCGGTCATTGGCGAAAACAAGCACATTGTCGATGTCGGCTGCGGCACCGGCAGGGTGATCCAGTGGCTCGTGGATCATGGATACGAGGGGCAGATCACTGGTATCGAGATCGTGCCGGAGGTGGCTGAGCACGCGAGGAAGCGATTCGTCGGTCACGATAACGTCTCGATCATCGAGGGCGATGTGCTGGAACTGATGCCCGAGACGTTCGATCTCGCCTATTGCTTCAATCCATTCACGAAGCCGCAAGTGAAAAGGTTTCTCGACATGCTTGCCACCCACAAGCATACCTATATCTTGATCTATGTTGGAGAGGGCGGGGATGTTGTCGGCATGGATGGTCGATGGAATTTCAAGATATTCAAGATACAGATCGAGGAGAACATGACCGCTCAGGAGGCAATAGACGACCCCGGAGTTGACATCGAGTATTTCACCGTGTTCCCGGCTATGAAGCGCATGGCACTGAAAGACATGCCTCCGAATACTCCTGTCAGCGTGAAATTGCATAAGCCGGTGATGTTCGCCGTGCCGAAGGAGTCGATATGATCTTCCTGGTGACAGGGCACCGACGCGGAGGGACGACCTACACCGCTACCCTGTTCCAGAAGCTCAGCTACGACGTGCAGCACGAGCAGTGGGGCAAGCACGGCATGTGTGCATGGTTCGCCGCCGTGGCGATGAGCAGCTACTTCAAGGTGCCCTGGGGCAACGGTAGCGTACGCTACCACTGGAACAAGGTGGATCAGATCGTGCATCTGCTGCGCTCTGGCTCGTGATTGGACAATCAGGGCGAAGGTCAAGGATGGAAACGAAGATGCCTTTGCCGAGTCACCGTGGAACTTCGTCCGCCAGTACGTGAATATTGATTCGTCAGATATGATGGAGATCGCAATCCTCGGATTCGTCGGTTGGCACAAGCTGATCCGCGCTCTCGGCCCGGACTGCACCATAAAGATCGAGGAGATCGACGAGGCGCTGCCGGCCTATCTCTCGTCGCTCGGGCTGGCGGTGTATGACCGCGATGATATTGTGCTAGATCGCGCCGAATGGGCGTTCAACGAGAAGTTCACGCAGATGAAGCGGGAGTTTCTGGACAAGTATACGCCCGAGTTCATCCGTGAGCATTGTCGCCCGGAGGTTATCGAGGAGCTTGAGGAGTTCTGCGCGATGTATAGCTACGATACTGATACGTTCGATTGGAGGGCGTCAGGATGATGCTGCTCGTCGGACATCAGCGCGGCGCGTCTCGATTCATGTCTCGATTCATGGAGAAGCTAGGCTTCGACACGCCGCATGATGAGTGGGGCAAGGATGGCATGGTAACGACCATCACGGCTCACGACAAGAACATGAGTCTTGAGGATATCGAGCAGCTACTCGACGAGCATGATGTCATCCAGTTCGCCCGGGCTCCGAGACGCTGTATCAGCACGATCTTCAACGTCGATATGTACGGCATGGTGTCGAGAGACCCCATGTTCCATTGGCCTGTTTGCGGTCGATACATTGGCGATTGGATTGATCGCCTAACTCCGCTTGAACTCGCCTCGATGTCGTATTTCTGGTGGCATGATCTGTACTGGAAGCACGAGCCATCTCTCGTGGTCAGGGTCGAGAATGATCTGCCCAAGCTGTGCTCATTTCTCGGCAAGGAAATGATTGATACGAGCGATATCGACCGCACTGGAGCTACCGCCTACATGAATGAATACCCGTACCGGAGAGAACCATTTTGGGGGCACGAAATACACAAGTACGTGGGGGCGCCTGTATCCAATCGTCTTAAGGACATAGCGAACAGGCTAGGCTACAACCCGGAGACGCTCGATGTCAGCGATCACAGTATGCCCGATTGATCCACTGTCGAAGGACTGGCGGCGGCTGGTCGATAGAGCGGCGCAGCAGACCATCTACTTGCAGACCGAGTGGCTGGCGCTCCATGACGTGAAGATCTATGCGGCATACAAGGGCACCGATATCCACGGCGCGGTGGTTGTGGCTCCCACCTCCTACCCGCTGCCCTACGTTCCGTATCAGGGGATCGTGCAGCGGTACAAGGAAGACTGGGACGTGGCGGACGCGCTGATCGCCGAGGCCGAGGAGGTGGGGCGGCCGGTGTCGGTGTGGAACGCCCCGCCGATGGTCGATGTGCGGCCGTTCGCCTGGCGCTGGTGGAACGAGCGGAAGGTGATGTGGTCGCCGTGCATCCGGTACACCTACTTCTGCTACCCGGATACGCGCCTCGAGAACCGTCACCGGGCGCTCATCACCGACGCGCCGGTGGTCGAGGAGGACCGCTTCGACTGGTTCGAGCAGTGGAAGGCGCAGCCGTGGGTGGGGCCGATGGACGCGGAGATGATGGACAAGATCCTCGGGCTGGCCACGGTCAGGGTGTATACCGACTACAAGGCGTGGGTGGTCTGGGGTGTTGACATGCAGGATCGTGGATACTACCTGGCTTCCGTGGGCGAGCCGACCAACGTGATCTACTGGCTCATCCGCCAGCACGCGAGCACGGATCTGGTCGGTGCGAACTCAAGGGAGCGGGCTCTCTACAAGCGCGGCTTTGGGGGCGTCCTCAAGACCGGCTACGGGATGGTAGCGGTATGAGTTGGGTAACTAATGTGATGATCGCTGGACTCGTTGACGATTCCGACATGGAGAAGGTGAACGAGTGGCTGAACTCTGGTGATCACCAATTTGGTGAAATGAAGCGGATCGACAGAGAGGCTGGTGGCACGAGGGGTTTTGAGCGTGTGGTGTGGGCAGCCGGTTTCAACTTCTTCGATATGTGGCAGTTCGCCGCGTTCCTCAAGACGATCGAGTGGAGGTACGGTCGCCCCCCATCCCTGCTCTACTGCGGGCAGGAAGACGACAAGTTTGAGGTATGGGATTATGAGACGCAGTGAACTCGAAAAGAAGATCTGTGAGCACTGCGAGCACGACTTCAACCAGCACGAGGACTGCAAGCGGTGCGATCTGGACCGTGAGGCGGCGAAGCAGCAGCGGGCGCTCAAGCGCACCGGGCCGTACCATCGCGGCGTGAACGTCGGGAACGCCTTGAGTCACTTCTCCCGGATGGTGATATGCGCAAAACTCTCATTGCCGGCGTCAGACCGGACAACCGATCTCTCGTCGAGCGTCTGAGCCAGCACTTCGATCTGATCGACACGGCGACGGCGGTCGAGCAGGTGGCCCCGGTGCCGTACGACATCCCTGAGAACGACTTCCCGTACGAGGACGTGCTGGAGGAGCTGTGGCCGGCGATGTGTGGCTTCGTCGATGCCGTGCTCGACTGTCCTGATCTGGCGGGCGTGCTGGTGTGGAACAGCATGCAGCGCCCCTACCGAGCAATGTGCCTGGCTGCCCGCAAGCGGGGGCTGCCGGCATTCGAGGTGGATCATGGCTGCTTTGCCACCTATCTGCATGGCCATTTCGAGGTCGATCCAGCCGCTACACACATCTTCGCATCCCCTGAGCACGCCTCGTTCCTACGGGCAAACGGCTGCAAATCGAAGATCTACGAGACGGGACGCCCGCAGTACGACACCTGGCGAACCGATCTCTCGACCGTGGAGGCGAGGGCACGGGCCAACTTGCCCGCCGTAGACGGTCCGCTCGTCCTCGCCACCACGACCTGGCACCACAACCTGAGCGCCTGGAGCGATCCGGCTATGCAGGCGAGAGCGGAGGGCGCACTCATTGCCGCGATGAAGATCGTGCAGGAAGTCATGCCCTGTGCTTTCTGTATGACCCTCCGCTCGACCGATCAGGGCGATGCCGATCTACGGGGCGAGTTGATGGAGCAGGCGGGGCTCAAGGACTTCTTCATTGTCCTAGCCAACGAGGCCCCGCTCTCCAACCTGCTGTCGGCTGCCGATGTGGTGGTGAGCCCGAAGGGAAGCGCCGCAGCGGAGGCGGTGATAGCCGACAAGCCGGCGATCATCCTCGACTTCCACCCGCAGCTCGATGCGTGGGCATGGGAGCAGAGGGGGATCATCGCGCAGCGCAGCGACGATCCGAAGCTCATCGCCGAGTCGATCCTGCGCTGTCTGGTCGATGAGGAGTTACGTGAGGATCTGGCGGTACAGAGGAAGGCAGGGCGACTCTGGTTCAACGGACCGGGGAACGCCGCAGAGGCCATCACACAGGAGATCGTGAAGGCATGCTACTCGTCACAGGAGCTACAGGAGCACTCGGCAGGAACTTCCTCGCTCATACTTCCTGGTCAGGAAGAATCCGTGCCTTCTGCCGGAACGAACACAAGGCGCATCGGCTCCGAGAAAAAGTCGATGCCTCTGGTCTTACCGACTCGATTCAAGTCGTCATAGGCGACGTGCGTGACCGCGACAAGCTCCGGCAGGTCATGTACGGTGTGACTCATGTGCTCCACTGTGCCGCCCTCAAGGTCATCCCCAACGCTCCATACAACGCCGACGAGTTCGTGAAGACCAACGTCATGGGGACGATGGAGGTGTTTCGCACGGCGATGGATGCCGGGGTGGAGAAGGTGTTGTTCGTGTCCACCGATAAGGGGTGCGAGCCGACCACCTTCTACGGGGCCACCAAGATGATCGGTGAGGGACTGGCGGTGCAGATGAACCGCTGGTCCACGACCAACATCTCCTGCGTGCGCTACGGGAACGTGGAGCACTCCACCGGCTCGTTCACCAACATGATCCGCGACCGCGAGAAGGGCGAGTCGCTGCCGGTCACGGACCCGAACATGACGCGCTTCTGGATCACGCTGGAGGCGGCGGTCCGGTTCATCGACTTCGCGCTGGATCAGATG